TAAAAGCATGTGCTATCAAGTCATGCAGTGTCAATTATACTCCAGAACAAATCTGGGCATCATATGAAAAAGGTCAACCAGTAAGTATTCAGATTTCATTAACAGTTCAGGAACTTGAACCTATCTATGATACCGATTACCAAGAGGTCACTGGAGATAGATTATTCACTGGCGATGCAAATTCAACGTCCCCTGGAGATTTAGATTCAATTAGAGGAAAAGATCCTAATAACCCGAAATCAATTTACGACGTAGGTTACTAAAATGTCATACTTTAGAGAACTACCTAACATATCTTACGTCTCTCGTTTGCCTGGTGCAAATAGAAGTGATGAAAGAATTGAAGTCAAAAATATTTTCAAGAGAGCAAAACTTAGATCTGACATAGAAAGTGCAATCACTGCATTTAAATTTGGAACGATTCCAGAAGGTGCAAGACCAGATATAGTTGCACAAAATGTTTATGACGATCCCGAATTGGATTGGGTAATACTCATCACAAATAATATCACCAGCATTAGAGATCAATGGCCTTTGAGTCATAACGATCTAGAGAATTACCTGCTTGATAAGTATGGTTCTACCGAAAACATCTACTCTGTTCATCACTATGAAACATTTGAAATTAGAGATGAGTACAACAGAACTATTCTGGAAGGTGGTTTAGAAGTAGATTCAGATTTCCAATTTACATATACAACTTTTGGTGGAACAATTCAAACTGTAAATCCAGTTGGACCAGTTACAAATTATGAATATGAAACCAGAATAAATGAAGCAAAGAGAGTCATAAGAATACTAAAACCAGAATACTTGGCAGCATTTGTAAGTGACATGAGAAATATGATGAGACATCAAACCTCCTCACAGTATGTAAGTAGAACCATGAAGAGGTCTTACAATCCTAAGGATTCTGGGGTATAAAAAAACCCTCCTTTCGGAGGGTTACTGAATCAGGAGTTGACCAGTCGGGCGAAGTAGTTGAGGGAATCATCTTCTTCTTCCGAGTTTTCAGAATCATAACTCGGCAGTTCAGGTTCAGAACGAGAGACAGTTGGTTCAGAGTAGTCACCACGACGCTCACGCTCCCACTGTGCTTCCTCTTCTTGAACTTCAGGATCCATGGACTTAGGAACGCCACGGACACCAAGAGTGTAATCAAGACGCTTCTTCAGGTCATCATAGGACTTGAAGTTCTTAGGATCAAGGAACTCATTCAGGTCATGGAGATTGTTGTACACTTTCTCCAGTTTGTCATCGTCATCAAACAGAGCAGAAGGACGATCAAACTCAGACTTGTCGTAGTTCTGATAACCTTCAACCTTACGGATCTTCAGTTTGAAGTTTGCACCCTGCCAGAAGTCAAAGGGGTTGATGGGTTCTTCATCAGCGAACTCGGGTTTCATTGCTTCCATGATCTTGTCAAAGATCTTCTTACCGAACTTAAACAGGAAGACTTTACCTTCGTTGTCAGGATTTGCGGGATCAGCGACAACGTAGATGTTGGAGTAATATGACAGTTTACGCTTTTGCTTACGTGCCTGTTCTTTGCCAGAGTCAGTACCATTGTTCCACAGAGTGGAGTTGTGCTCACAGACAGGACACTTTTGATCTTTGGTGGTGAGACATTGGTCAATCAACCAACCACCAGGTCCTTGGAATGCATGAGTATAGACTCGTGCCCAAGGAAGATCGCAACCCTCAGGTTCGGGGAGGAAACGAATGATGGCATAACCATTGCCAGACTTATCAACTGCTGGTTTCCAGATGCGCTCATCTGCACCACTGCCCCCCTTGTCGTTGAGTTTTTCAACAGACTTGATCAGTTTGTCGGTGAGGGAACCAGAGCGAGACTGCTTCTTGAGATTTGCGAAAGACATACGGATTAATTAGGATAGATTAGGATGTGTCGGATTTGACGACAGGTCTATTATAGGGCAAGTGCCCTTACCTGTCAAGGGATTTCTCCAGTTTTTTGATGGTGTAATCAAGTTGCTCAAAGAACTTGTCCATGCCATCAATTTCATTGTAACCAAACATTTTTGCTGCGTCCATAACTCTTTGCTTAATCTCCAGTGCATCTGGATCATCAGAAAGAGAAATACGGAAGAAGAAAATCTTTTGCTTCTCTAAAAATGTTTTTAGAGTTTCTAAGTGTTCTCTCTTTTCTTCAGTGGAAAATGTGTGCATGTTCATCATCTCACTGTAGAGTTTTTGTTGAAGTTCTTCCAGTTCAAGAACTGACTCTCTTACTACTTCAGAATCAAAAAATCTGCTCATGCTACTTGCTCTTTGAGAATTGTTTTGTATTTGTCCACATCAATATTTAGAAATGGTTTATACTTTTTAATTTTAAAACTGACGGTTTCCCACACTGGATCATTCAGTTTTACATCAAAGTCTTTAACATAATCAAGAATCATGTCAAGGATAACCATTGTTTCAATAGACAAAGCACCCTGGAGATACTTCTTCAATATCTCAGGATGCGATTGACCTTTGATTGTGAATAATTCTTGAAAGGTTTCCTTATGCACAAAGACTTCTACCTCTGTCTTGAACAGGTAGGTAAGTCCTTGAAACCTCTTCAACCAGGAGGAGTGACTGTCATTACCAGTCTGAATGATCTCGCCAATCCATAAGCGATCGGGATCATCACACTCTATGAAATTGGCGAGAAAGAATTCTTTAATCTCTTCATCTGTTTTCTTCCGAGACATTCTCTCAAAGAAATAACGATCCTTACGATTGTTATATGCTTCAACAGATGCTCTGGACTTACCAGAATACTTAAAGTAATTATAACTTACTTTAGTGAAGTGATTCTTAAATGCAAGATAAGTCTTGTAAACATCAATCGGTGTCATCGTAAACATTTTCAAATTCTTCAATTTGTTCTGCCATCACTTCGTGTTCTCCTGCAATGAGATACCAGTGATGACCAGAACGTTCTCCAAGATATTTTAATTCAGAATCAATAAATGCATTTTCACGCATTGCTGCCTGAATTTTATAATGTATCAATTCACTTTTGGAAATCATAGCGGAAGTTTTGCTCTTGTGGTTTTCTTTAAGAAGTTCAGTTGAATTGCATCATACTTTAACTTCTCTTTCAATGGTTTTGAAATCAGTTTAGACACGGATTCCATTTCAATCTTGTTTTCTTCACAGAATGTAAGAATTGCATCAATGTAATTGAAACCATTGTTCTTTACGAGACTTTCAATTTCCTGGGCAAACTTTGCTTGGCATAGAAATTTTTCTTTGATGAGATCTTCAACCTGATTCTCCATAGGTTCCTGTTTTGTAGTCAACAAATTTTCTGATGTACTCTGTGAGAAGTTTAATATAGTGACCCTTGTTGCGCTTTTCATAGACGACACATTCTCCATTTTCAGCTACCATAATAGTAATAAGTTTTTTCACTGGTATACCAGTCATTTCATAATACATGCAAGCGTATGCAGTTTCTTGCACAAAATAATTTTGAATCCATTCCTCTGGTTTTATTTTTGTTGCCGTCTTAAAGTCAATGACTGCGAGCTCGCCATCGTACTCTGCAATGCAGTCAACTCTACCTGCAAGACCAAGGTAGTCACTATACAGTGACTTCTCTAAAGCATGTATATTATTTATACGGTCCAAATAAGGTTTAGCCGCAAGGAGGAGAAACTTTGTTGAAGGAAGCATCTCAATCTCACTGATTGGAGTGTTCTTCATATAAAGTTCTACACAATCATGAAACTTTGTTCCACGAAAAGTAGATTCCCTGGTAATCTTGTTTGCCTTTTCTTCACCGACTTTCTTTCTCCATTGAACGAAGACTTCACGGTTGTAAAAACTTGTGACCGAAGTAATTGATGGATACATCTTTCCAGATGGGACTTTATAAAAACGAGTCCCATCTATATTCGTTGCTTCCAGATCAACTTCTTCTTTCAAATAATCTAAATGAACAAACATCAAATACCCAGTGCAATTTTAGTCATAATGTAATTACGGACGAATCCAGAGCGAACAATATCATTAACATCATACTCAACAGTCTCAAAGTCTTCTGTCATTGCCATGATAATCTTTTTGAAATCAAGAATACCATTTCTTTCGTTAGTCTTCACAAGGTCAGACTGTGCGGCATCACCACAGAAAACGATCTTACAATTCTCACCCACACGAGTGATAATAGAATCAAGTTCGTGGAAGTTCAGGTTCTGCATTTCATCAACAATAATGATGCAGTTATCCATCGTAGTTCCACGAAGGAAAGAAGTAGACCAGAAACGAATCGTCTCTTGTGCTTTCAATGCACCGTAGAGCATTTCAAACTCATTATCATCTTGCATCTCAAACATGTACTTAACCATGTTCTTGTATGGAATCTGATAGAGAGAAGACTTATCTTCATGGTCTCCAGGAAGGAAACCAATCTCACGAGTTGCAACTAGAGAACGAACCACATAAACTTTTTCATATGGAGTCATTACATTCAGCACTTCTTTGAGTGCAAGGTAGAGTGCAATGAATGTCTTACCAGTTCCTGCTGCTCCATATGCAAAGAGGTTTTTACCTGCTTTATATGCGTCAAAGAATTTTTTCTGGTTGTCAGTCAGTGGTTTGATATCAACCATTGTATCCGAATTAATCGGTTTCTTCCTCTTCATTTGTCGTGAACTCATGCTACCAATACCACTATTGGAGTCGTTCTTTCTTTTTCTTGCAGGCATACTTAGATTTTCTTTACTCGTGAACCAGGCATTTTGGATGCCCTATGTAAAACATCATTCCAACCAGGATTGCGGCTGACCAGTTTGTCTTTCCACTCACCGACTTCACCGAAACTTGGAGCATTATCTGGAGTGTAGTATCTCTCCCAATCGGGATTATCAACACGCCACTGATCCCAGTCGTGAATACTCATCTTCACTTCTTTGATTTCACCAGTTTCTTTATTCTTAACGGGATACGTCGCCATTGTTATAAAATCAAGATAATTTATTTAGACCCACTCAAGGGCTTCTGCAACTGTGGGGAACTGTTCTTTGAATACTTCCCTACATGCATTTGCAACGTCCATGTGTTCCTTCTGAGTTCCATTTGCAGACCTCAGAGTGATGTAATGGATCCATGACCTACACGATCCAGACATGTAAATACGGGTAGGTGTGCAAAGAGGGAGAACATTGCGAGCACACTCTTTAGCAACACCTCTCTCAAGCATCTGCTGATAGAGTGCCATGGAAGAGTCAAACAGAGTTTGCATTTGCATTTCTAACTTTTGAACCACGAACGGATCCAAGTCATCAATACTGTTCTGACGATTCTTGGTGTCCTGACGACGGAGTTCTGGGAGAGGGATCGCCTTTGAGAGTAGGGAACTATCAGCATAGCGTTGTGAAAATTCTTGAAAGGTGAAACTACGGTGACGCAAGATCTGGGCTGCGATGGCACGAGTAGTTTCAACTTCAAGAGTCATGAACGATTGCTCAAAGACACTCCAGTGATTGTGCTTAATGCAGTAACGCAAAAGTCCTGCATAATTATCATTCTCTTGATTAGCAGGATTAGAAACCCTGGCAACATATGCCATTGTCTGCTCTGCATCAGGAGTAACGCTTACAAGTTTAACAGTCATCAAAGGTCCTCATTTAAATCGCTATCTTCAAATACTTCATCATACTCATGGAGATACGATGCTACTTCTTTGTAATCAGACTTACGTTTGTATGCATCAATATCGGAATAGATTTCTGCTTTGAGAGAATCTACCAACAACTCCAGATTCCGAATCATTAATTTTAGTTTGTCTCTGTCCATAAAATAGAGTTCTCTTTAGACATTATACACAAAAAAAGAGGGAGAGTCAATCCCCCTCAAACTTTAGTAGTTTATCAAACCACTCATCCAAATGAATGAGATAGCATGACCAGTAGTTGCAACCTCTGTACTTTAACTGATAACAGGCAGGTGGTCTGTTATCTTTATCCATATCATCATGATGATATGTGTAATTTTGCATTACTTACTCAGCAATAGAACTTCGGCAT